CTTTGAATGATTCTGCCAATGCCGGAATATGATCCCAAACGGTATCAATATAAATTCCGTATTTAGCCAAATTACACCGATAATTCCAGTAAGTATCATTTTCGGCAACTTGCGGGATAGTCGTATCTTGGTATAATCGCCTTATTGATTGGATTTGATTCTCGTAAGTATCGCCTTTCATGTAAGTTTTAAGCAATGTTGGCGGTACTAAGAACTCATTGGATATAATTATTGAGTTATTGCTAAATTCGTCATAAATACCCATTTCAGACGAATTTAAGGCTGTTTTGTAGTAATCAAGTGCGACAGGAGAAAGCATAAACGGATTTTGTCCGTTTAGTAGTCCGTAGTCTTTTTTGAATTCATCCCTTGTTTTCTTTTCTTCATCAGGCGTAAGTGGCATACTTGCGCCCATTCCGTCCACTTTTTTAGGAGATATAATACCTTGCTGACCCCTAAACCTTAAAATTGTATTCATCGCCTCGAAACAGTACTGAGTGTTGGTAATAGGCATCTGTAAAACCTCAATTTTACTTATTCCCATTATAGTAGGCATTTCAGTTGATATATTTACCTCATTGAAATGAAGTATCTCGTCCGGTTCGTAGAATTTTGCAGGATATGTGTTTGTAAGGGAATATCTTTCAATAATGCCTTTTACTGTAGTCTGGTCATATATTTTACCCGTTGTCTTAACGGTCATAAACTGAGACGGTAGGTTTATCAACGTTTCGACATTCAATAAATCAATTTCTGAGTTAAAACCTATTGGCATATTGGCGTAAACATACCTGTTACCGAATGTTTTTAAGTAGAATACGCCTTGAAATGCAAACTCACGGCCTGACTGTAGTGGGTTTGGACGGTCAACAAATAGTTGTTTTACTTTTTGGATAGCCTTATCTTTCTCACTCCACTTGATTATTTCGTCAGTTTTTAAGTCTCTGACTACTTTTTTACCATTACTGGCAGATGTGGCAAGTAAATTAACAGCAGCTTTCACAATTGGGTTAAACCTGACTACTTTCTCAAAGTCTTCGGCTTCTCTTAGTGCTATCCAGTTAGGTTTATCAGCCCAATATTGAAATCCTTGAAATGGATTGTTTCTGCTAATTGTAAACGGGTTCATTTGAGCAGCCCGATTAATGGCAAAATTATCAAGTGATTTTTTAATCCAGTTCATTCAAACAATAGTTTTGTTTGCACAAACTTATAAAACTATTTTGATAAAATTATCAAATTGATAAAATTATTTCAGAATGATAGTTGTTATCAAAAGTATAAACACAAAAAAGCCTGATTATTAGTCAGGCTTTGGATTATTATTTAATTATTCTAAATCTAATCAAACAGCATACCGCAATTAGATAATACTTTTTTATTGCTTATTACAGAATTAAATCCATTAGTAATACTATCAAACTTTTTGATGTACTCAGATTCAATTCTAAATATTTCGCTATCACTAACATTTGATGGAAGTTCTTCTAATACCTCAAAAGTCCACTCACTTAATTTTGTCTGTCTTAAATATAACCCGAACGGAGAGCTTGAATGAGTTAAATGATTCCACCACCTAAAGAATGGGGCATTTCTTGTTTTTCCGATATAACATTGACCTGTTGATTTTTCGGTACATTTATAGATATAGTTTAGTGAATCTACTCCTATATAATTCAAGTCGTCCGGCAAATCAGAGTTTTTAAATACAACCTCTCTTTTCCACCTTTCGTAACAGTCTGGTGCTTCGATTATATCATTACCGGTATTGTGATCGCTGCCGCAAAATATTTTACCCTCAAATTTTTTACTAACGATAGGTCTTGATATGTATTTGTTTTCGTGTACGTGTCCGCAATAATCACACTTCCACTCACCCTCTTCAATTAGGTTTATTTCGTGTTGATATAATGGAAATATCACAACGTAAAAGAATTGAGCTTGGTCTTTTGTTTCCTTCTCATAAACTTTTCCATTTTGGAAGAATTGTGGGTACTTTTCAAGTAATATTTTCTTTACTTCTGATTTATCTATTGCCTCAATTAACGGTTCTCTTAATATTTCAACAGTATCAAAGCCAAAAGAATCGTCTTTCAGTGCGATTGACTTAACCACTCGAATAAAAGCTTTAAATTTCATAGTTTAGTTTTTAAATTCAATGCAATTTACCACAATATCAATTAATTTCAAACTATAATAGCAATTTATTTGACACAAAAAAGCCGGAGAAATGCTAAACTCCGGCTCTAAACTAACTAACCTAAATAAACCTAAACTATGAAAATGAAAAATAAACCAATCGGATTCAAATATAGTGAAAGTTTTTGAATTACAAATTAAACCCACTATTATTTCAAGTGGGTAGTGAGAGGATACCACAGAATTGCAATAAAATTTATGATTAAGATGGAGAAATCAATAAGTCGTATTTATTTCCCAACACAAACATTTCTGCGGCTTCATCGTTAACCGTGTTTAGAACCATATTCATTCCTCCTGATAGTTCCCAGTAAATTGAATTCTGATCGTAAGGTACTTCCAATTCAATTTCATGGGCGATTGGTTTAGTAACATCCCAATTTACTTTTTGTTTTTTTGATACACAGGTGCATTGTACTTTTGTTTGTTGCATTATTTATCGGTTAACCGTGTTCCGAAAGGGCTAAGTTTAATTATAATTTTCTCTATTAAATTGATTTATGTTTTTGTTTCTTCTTTTTATACGGTCATGTTCGTAATTAGTTAAAGTATTTTCTATTGATTCGTTATTTGGCCTTTCTCTATGCCCACATTCAGGACAAACTAACCAGTTAGTCATTTCGCCTAACTTCTTTTTATTTGAGGTTAGTTCAATGCAGCAATCTGGGCATAGTTGAGGTAGCATGTCAAATTATTTTTAGTCTTACCAATTCTTCGTAACATTCCTTAGTTGCCTTAACGTCATCTAAAGCGTTGTGAGCGTTGAAAATTTCACCGAATAGCTTTGTATGCAATTCTACCAACGTCGGAAATTTTCCTACCTTACCGTCCTTAAATTTAGCTCCGACAAACTTAATAGTTTTCATCATTGTGTCGATGCGCTTTGACTTGTCTAAAGCTAAATCTGAAATATCATCAATAGCATCATAAACATGTATCAATTCACGTCTAATGTTAGCTTTAACTATTGATGTATCGAAAAAAATGTTGTGTCCAATAAGTTTTTCAGCGTGTTCACAATCATTTATAAAAATTAATAATACTGCATTTATAGGCTTACCTTTTTCGAGTGCTATCTCAGTAGTTATGCCGTGAATTTTTGCAGCTTCTTCTGGTATTGTCCATCCTTCAGGCTTTATTATGTAGTCGTGATATTCTCCGTTAAAGTACCAGGACAATTGAACGATGTGAGGGAACTGTTCAAAGTCTGTTTTGTAGTCTGCGCCTTTCGGAACAAGTCCTGTGGTTTCACAATCAAATACTAGGTAGTTTCCCATGATTAATATTTTGATAGTTCAGTAATTCGTTCGTCAATCTTTTGTTTCAATAACTCTAATTCACCGATAGCTATTTTATTCTCATTTTTTCAGTCAAGAGTTTCGGCAGCGTTAAGCAAGTATTTTATGCACTCATATTCGGGGATAGGCTCAGGAAGTACAATCTGATAATTTAATGCCAAAGCAGCACGTTTTTTTTCTTTGTCGTATTGTTTGAATGGGTTTTTCATCTTACTTGAATATTGAGTTAAGAAATTAAAGATAATAAGTTATTTTCAATTTCGTAAATAGTTCTTTCTTCTTTAGTGTCGAAATACTTTAGCTTAGTTCCTTCGGCTTGTAAATCGCTTTCAGTATCGAATAATACTATTGCTTCAAACTTATTGTGAATAATAGTACCAGCTTCATAATATGATTGACAAGTTTGGCAGTCGCAAAACAAAGTATTGAAAACTCGCTTTCCAATTCGGTCTATAAACCATTGCTTTCTATCCATGTTTTAGCTCTTTTATTGATTTCAATACTTCAAAGTCCTCAGCATCGTTTAAAAGGCTTTCTATGAACTTACACGAGTCAAGTGTTGCTGTATGCTTCCAACCGCTAGTTATTAAAATACCGTGCTGTTTGGATTCAGTATTAAGAACTATTACTTTGCCATTTTTTGAGTAGACAAATACTATTGAATTTAAGTTGTCCATTTTTATTCAATTATTTTAATTAACCAACCATTCAACCCAGTCACCAGATCGATCTTACCGGACTTTCTCAACTCCCTTAATTCATCCTTAACCTGATCTTTAGTTAATTCACTTCTCAGATCATAGATTAGTTCATTAACTCCTAGATAAGGCCATTTATATTGATTGTACTTGTCAAATAGGTATTGTTCTGTTTTAGTCATTATTTTAGATTAATTGGTCGCCAACGTGTAATTGTAGAACCTTTATAATCAATATTCCACAAAAATCCAATTCTTTCGCTTGGTCGGAATCTGCAATTAACTTCTATTGCAATTTCTCCATTATCATTCCACGTTCTTTCGACTAATACGTTTTCTGATTTGATATTATTGCAAATAAGTTCTTTTACGTCTTCCGGTAACTCTTCTTCAACCGGGATCCATCGCTGGGCAAATTCAATGCCCTTATCAAACCCTCTATCAAATTCGTATTTAGATTTAGGCAGAATACAGTCATTTGCATCTTCTCTTGCTTCGTTAATTGTTTTCATTGTTAAGTTCTTTTATATGATTAACTATAAATACAACAAAGCTATCCCTGAATTCACACGTAGGCAATAACGATAATGATATATTTAACAGCTTGATTGCAACCATCTGGCGCAGCATTTTAATGAATTGTTTCATTGCTAATTTACTATTCCTGTTCGTTTAGATCATTTATAAAAATATTCTCATCTGAATTGCAACAAGGACATTTGCCATCAATTAAATCTTTTGAATCTAAAAACATTCCGCATTGCCTACAAACAAATTCTTTTTCTGATTCATTAAAAATAAGGTTCATAGCTAAACATGTTTTAAATATTCTTCTTCAGTCATTAGCCTGCAATCTATCAATCTCTGCTGCTATAAGAGAACCGGCTTTTACAAGTTCTCTTACCCGACTATCAGAAGTTGGTTTCCAAAAACTTTTCGACCAAGGCCAAAGTCTTAAAAATATTTCTTAAATACTTTTCTATCTTCGGTTGTCATAGCATAACATATTGCAGCATCAACTAACTCACCGTCAGAGTGCTGTAAATCATGTTCTATCGTCCAACCCTTAACATGTAAATGTCTTTGCCTTTCTTCTGCAATTAATTCAATTCCTGATTTTTTCATATTACGTCAAATTTTACTTTTTGTCCTTTTCTGTATAGTTTGCCCCTGAAACTACAAACACCATTTTTACCATTAAGAGGATCGTAGTAGCTACAATAAGATTTTCTGCATTCGGGCATTGAAACGGCCATAGTTAATTCCATGCACCACACATAACCTTTCATGTCAGTATTGGGAATAGCCTCAATCAATTCAATATCTTTTAATCCTGAGTATTTAGCATTTAATAAATGATCTGACAACTCAGTACAAGATTCTGAATGTTCATTTTCGAAGTATAGTTTTTCTTTTTTCATGCTATCGATTATTTCGCCTTGATTTGCCCTGCATCTTATTTTTTGCCTTTCTCTTTTTCCTATTGGCAGACTGTGATTTTTCAAACAACTCATTTCTGCGTTGCATTTCAGAAGGAGTGCTATTGAAAACTTCCACATGGCTAACTTCAGAGTTTTTCATTGATTCGTCCATTTCCTCCTTACTAAATGGTCTTGGCTCACCATAAGAGCCATCTAACATTCTTTCTTGCATGGTGATTTATTTTATTTAGTTTTAAGTTCTTCAACGTTGGTTATTACCTCATATCCGTTACAAAATACTTTCTTTCCTGATTTTACCCATCGACGGATAGTTTCAGGGTTTTTGTCGAGAAGTTTGGCGGCTTGCTTCGGGTTAACGATTGTTAGTTTACCGTCTTTGAGTAGTGCAATTTTGATCATTTTATGGCTTCTTTATCGTCAATACTTTTCTGGATTGTGTGGCTCATATCTGGCCTCCGTTTCGGTTTAGTACTGTAAAACTTAGTTTCATCACCGCAGCAGTTCTTTTGCTTCTTTCCTGAACCGCATCGGCATTTAGCATTACGATCTGGTTTTGATGTAACAATCGGGTGACCATCACCTACGATTAACTTAACCATTCTTTTTTCGTGATTCATGGGTTTACTTTTTTATTTGAGTTAATAACTCGTGTGTTTTTATTTTTGTGTGTTTTAGCTCCCCTTCTGTTGGAAATCTAAGCATGTCGCACATATTAAAAACTTTTTCAAGCATTTTAACGGATTCCTCCAACTTACTTATATCAAATCGTTGTTGTAGGTTGAAACAGTAGGCGATAAACTCAGCGTTTGATTTATCAGCATCAATACTATAACATTTTACTACGTTCTTTTTAGTCAAAACACCATCTTTAACGCGAAGTGGATATACCATAGAACCGTGCTTATTTACCTTTACATTACGTTTATCAATAGACCAAACTCCTTTTGTGATATTTTCAAACATAGCTTTTAGTTTTAGATTTTATAAAGATTGAATTTTTGATATTTTATTTTTTTGACGCTCAATACTTTTATTTAGTTTTGATATTTCATTATTACAATCAGAAATCATTCTTTCCCTTGCTTCTTCTTTTGTATCGTGCCAACTCCAATAACTACCAGATTTATTTTCCCGATATTCTCTGCCTTTTTCATCTCGGTAAATAATTTGATGATCGGTTTGTTTTACCATTTCAAATTATTGAATTTGCTCATTAAAATACGCTCTAAATTTTTTCATTTGTGTTTAGTTTTATATTATACTTTTAACTGTGATTCCTTCGCTTGTTAAAATTACTTCGATATTATAAAACTAAAAACCAGCCTTTTTTATCGCTTTCTTGGCTATTTCGTAGTTTATTAATAATAAATTTGATGGTTTATCAACAATCGTTCCATCTGATAGCATAAAGTCAGTTTCAAAATCACTTACAAGCGATTGAGATGCTTTCAGCAATTCAAGTGAGGCCGCAAACAATTTGGCGTATTTTGTTGCTTTTATTGCGCCGTGTTCGCTGTCGATTTGAGCGACATTATATCCGTATGAATCAAAAACCTGAGCAGCAAAACAATGTCCTTGTTTTCCTTTCATGGGACAATGAGTTAATTTTTCGTCTATAAGTTTTACTTTTAACATGATAAATATAGTTTAAATTGTTATTCCTAAATAGCTACTTTTTCAGTAGTCTTATCTCGTATCCAAAATATTCAGCATACTTTTTCATTACTTCAAAAGGCATCTTTCGCTTTCTTGATTCGTATTTACTGAGAGTAGTGGCATTAACGCCTAAGTGGGTTAAAAGGTCATTTTGAAATACCTTTTTATCCATGCGTATTTGTATTAAACTGTCTAAAATGTCCATTTGTATATACTTCGTTCGAATTAATATTACAAATGTATATTTTATTTTTAAATAAATAGCCTTTATTGTGTATTTTCTTCTCCGATCTTAAACATTCCGTACCGCATTTCAAGGTGTGCGACCGCTCCGCAAAGAGAATCTGGTGCATCATCTTCATCCTTTGAGGTGTTGAGAAGCTTGTAAACCTGTTTTAGAAACTTTTGAACTGTTTCATTCGGATTTTCAGGGATTAAAACGTATGTCTTTGCAAGTCCGGCATAGCTCGTAATTCTTCTCATCTTATTAACAGATGACCATTGACCGTAAACTTCAACGCCAGCCATTAATTCCTCTAGCCTTCGTTTAAAATATGCCCCCGCTGAATTGGTTTCTACAACCATCTTTCTAATATTATGCTCTTTGCATTTGCCTATAACTTGCCCCTCTTGTATTGTAAGGTTTGCAGTATCAAATATTGCATCATACAAATAAATTCGGTTAAGTCTTTGATAAACACGGAATATAGGCATAGAAAAATTATCTTTTCCTTCATCGGCGGTATCTGCGAACGCAAAGTTAAAGTAAGGTTCTGACATTAATTTCCCTTCATGATCGATATATTCAAAAGGAAATTCTGAATAGGTTTTCATTGAGCCTTTAGGAAGTACTGCACCCTCTAATTGACTAATCCAACCGCCTAAAACTATGTTGTCGTACCCTTCTGGATCCTCAATCTTCATTCGCTCGTAATCTGCCAAAATGTTTTTAGGCATTTGTTTGAAATCACAATCGAGATAAGACGAATGAATGTACATTACATTGTCTTTGATGCAGTTGTCGCCGCCTTCCAGTCCTTTTTTTTCGAAAAACTCTGTAAATATCCAATGATCCCGGCTGGTAGGGTTGAGGATTAAGATTGTTAGGTTTCTTTTAGTTGTTGACCGGATCGAATAGAATATCTTTTTGAAAGTCTTATAATCTGGTAGTTCTTCGGCCTCATCATTCACAAACAGATTGAAACCTGATAAGCTCTTTAGATTAGCTGTTTGCCCCTTGCTTCCTGTGTTTATGCCCTTGAATGATATTCTATTGCCTTTATAGTCTATTGATCCCTGGGTATCATTTACCTTGCCGGTTAGTCCTAATAATTCGATCTTATCGCTTACCTCAGGCTTAACAGAATCAACGATCGACATATTTGTAAAACGTGTGTATAGCGTATTCCAACCGTAATTAACAAGTGCAATAAGTGCTAATATACTGACAGTATAGGACTTTAAGGAATATCGGCCTCCGGTTATGATTATCGTGTCAACGTCAGGATAGTAATTTTCATCGAATAATCTGAAAAGTGGTTCAAACTTCTTTGATATTTTAAGACTCATTTTTGAATGATTCAAATTCAATCTTAATCGGGTCCAATACACGCAAATCAATCTTATCAGCAGACTTGTAACCCATCATTTCATTGATAGTCTTTATCGCGTCTGACTTGCTATATAGCTTGATCTTAACGTATTTTGTCTCAACATCGGTTTCGAGGCCTCCTTCGGTCTTATAAGTCTTTGTTTCAGTCTTTGTATCTATGCTTTCAATTGCATCCATACATGCCGGATTACCTTCTTTAATAACTTCCCAATCAGATAATTCAATCCAATTATCATGTAAATGTGCGATACTGGAATAGGCTATCTTTGCGAGTTCCTGAAGGTTACGAAGCTTTGAAATACCGCTTTCCTCTTCGTAGTTATGACGAATTAAAGAAATGTATTGCTCAATATAAGGTTTTGTAAGGTTTTCACAACCAA